AGGCTATGCAGTTCATCTTCACCGGTCGCATGGAGGCGGCGTACCACGAGCCCGGCACCCCGATCCTGGGCAGTGGCGATCCTCCGGTGGCTGAGAAGACCATCGTCTGTGACGACCTTCTCATCTCCAGTGCATTCGTGTATGATCTGGATGAGACTCTTGCTCACTACTCGCTGCGGAGCGAGATCGCTAAGAAGATCGGCCACGCTCTGGCTGAGGCTTATGATAAGAAGATCTTCCGTCAGATCGCTAAAGCTGCTCGTGAAGCACACCCCATCACTGCTGCACCTGGCCCTGAGCCCGGCGGTTCGGTGATCCAACTTGGTGCTAACAAAGAGTATGATGCTCAAGCACTGGTTGATGCCTTCTTTGAAGCTGCATCCATCATGGATGAAAAGAACCTGCCTAAGCAAGGTCGTATGGCTGTGCTGGCTCCTCGTCAGTACTACGCCCTCATTTCGCAGGTCGATTCAAATATCCTGAACCGTGACTACGGTAACACTCAGGGTAGCCTCACTTCTGGTGAAGGTCTGTATGAGATCGCTGGTATTCCTATCAAGCGTTCTAACAACCTGCCGTTCCTGGCTGGTAACATCTCCTCGGTTAACGGTGAGAACAACAACTACTCTGGTAACTTCAGCACCCACTGTGGTCTGATCTATCACAAAGATGCTGCTGGTGTTGTTGAAGCTATTGCTCCTTCTGTGCAGACTACCTCTGGTGATGTCTCCGTGATGTACCAGGGTGACCTGATCGTGGGTCGTCTTGCTATGGGCTGCGGCACCCTGAATCCCGCTGCTGCTATTGAGCTGCAGTCGGCTCGCTCCTGATAAAGGAGAAAGCTAATGGGATTTGCACCTGTTGACGGTGTAGGCGTCACTACTAGTGAAACGGCTTACATGCGTCCTCCTATTGAACCTGGTCGTGAAGGTGGCACTGTAGTAAGCGTTGTTCGCCTTACTGGTGGTACTGGTCAGACTGCTGGCACTAAAGCAACCACTGATGATAACATCAACGGTGTTGGCTGTACTCTTACCACTACTGTTACCACTGGTGCAGTAACTGGTCAGACTGTTGCTGCTGGTGGTGATGGTTACCGTGTTGGTGATGTACTGTCGGTTGCTGGTACTACTGCTGCCACCTTCCGTGTTGATACTGTTTCTTATACCAACTGAGGTAATTCAAAATGGCTAATCTTACTACTGCTGCTGGTGGTGGCGGTGTAGCTGGTAACGTTAACTTTGCTACCCGCACCGTAACTGGCGCATACGCTTCTACTTATAGCGATAACGGTAACCTGGCTGTCTCTGACAACCATGCTGTACGTCGTTCTGTGTCGCGTACTCATGGCACTGCTACAGCTTCTAATGTGTTCTCGGAGACTCAGTGTCTTCGTACTGCTTACACTGGTGTTGAGGCCGATTCTCCGGCACTTGATGCTAGCCGTACTGCTGCCTAATTAGTTATATCGGGGAGTCCTAAGTGGCTCCCCTTTTTCATTTCCCTTTAATATAACGTCATTGTTATGCCGTATACCAATAACGCTCAGGCTGAGCTTCAAGCTGTTAATGAAATTCTGGCGTCTATTGGTCAGGCGCCTGTTACCACCATTGAGGCACAAACCGTCACGTATGAAGATGGTTCGATTGTCGAGACTGTAATCAACCCGGAAGTTGCAATTGCATACGAGACCTTATCACAAGTCTCACGGGAGGTACAGGCAGAAGGCTGGACATTTAATAAAGAGTTTGAGTACCCCATGACTCCAGACTCTAACGGCTACCTCAATATAACTGGTAGTATGCTACAACTTGACCTTAGTAACCTACTTGAGAACAGTAACTACGATACTGTTGTTAGGAATAGTAGGTTGTACGATAAGATTGAACATACTGATATCTGGGACACTACTAAAACTTATAAGGTTGATGTGGTGTGGTATTACGACTTCATTGATCTTCCTCAAGTATTCAAGGATTACATCACTGCACGTGCTGCTACTCGTTGTGCTATTCGATTGGTTGGTGATGTAAATCTTACCCAAGCACTATCATCTTTTGAAACATGGCGTAGAGCTAACTGCATTGAGTATGAGTGCAGTGAAGGTGATTACACTATGTTTGGTTTCAAACAAGGTGATGGTTATTACAATAGTTACAAACCATTTAAGGCACTTGCACGATGACAGCAGTTTCTCAACGTATTCCTAACTATATTGGCGGTGTCTCCCAACAAGCTGATGAAAAGATGTTGTTGGGTCAAGTTAAAGATGCATTGAACTGCTACCCTGATATTACCCTTGGTATGCTGAAGAGGCCTGGTGGTAAGTTTCTTGGTAAGCTTGCTAGCCTTACTGCTAACACAGCAAACTCTAATGCATGGTTCAGTATGTTTAGAGATAACCAAGAAAAGTATATTGCTACCATTACTTCTCCTGGTGTTGCTACTGTTACAGTATCTGGTACTGCTGCTACTGGAACTGCATCATACACTAATGTTACTTATATAACTACTAGCTCTGGATCCGATGCTAAATTTAATGTTTCACGTACTGGTGGAGTTTATACTGTAACAGTTACTGATGCTGGATCTAACTATAAAGTTGGTGATGTATTTACCATATCAGGCAGTGTACTTGGTGGAGTAAATGGTACAAACAATTTAACCATTACTATTGCTACTGTAACAGCTGCTGGTGTCCCTAAGGTATGGAACATCTTGAATGGAGCTGCTGCTAATATCACTTATCCTGCTGGCAAGCAAGCATCTATTGAGAGCTACCTAACTGCATCTGACTATCGTAGTATTAAGACTCTTACTATTAACGACTTCACCTATATCGTCAACAGTGAGAAGGTAGTTACTGCTAAAGCGGCTCCAACTTATAATTCTAAGCGACAAGCAACTCTTGTTGTTACTACTGTTGATCACGCTAATACTTATTCAGTAACTATTGGTGCTTCAACATTTACTTATACATCACCTGCTTCTGGTTCTGGTAACTTGATTATCAGTACAGTAATGACTGGTATTTCCAATGCTATCACCAGTGGCTTTGCTACCAAGACTATTATCGATAACACCATTTACCTAACCTTTAGTTCTGATACTAATGTGTCTGCTTTTGGTGGTCCTGATGGTAAGTATATCAGAGCTTTTCAAGATTCAGTCAATACGTTCTCCAGTCTACCAGAACAAGCCAAACATAACCAAATAGTTAAAATCAATAACACTTCAGCTAATCAAGATGACTTCTACTTGAAGTTTGTTGCTGATGATGGTGTAAGTGGTAAGGGTTACTGGGAAGAGACTATTGCTCCTAATGTAAGCACTGGCTTTAATGAGGACACAATGCCTGTTGTTCTTATTCGTACAAGCCTCAGTCCTCTTACCTTTAGGGCAACATTTCTTGATGGTTCGGAGACTGTTAATAACCTACCATTGCTGTGGGAACCACGTCTTGTAGGTGACGAAGAGTCCAACAGTCAACCTAGTTTTGTTGGTAGTACCATACAAGATATCTTCCTCTATAACAACCGACTTGGATTCCTTACTGAGGATAACGTATCAATGTCCCAAGCTGGGGACTACTATAACTTCTACAATAAATCAGCTACTACACAAACAGCTGCTGATCCTATTGACTTGAGTTGTGCTAGTGTTAAACCAGCTACTATCCGTTCAGTGCTGCCTATTACTCAGGGCTTGCTGCTGTTCAGTGATAGCCAACAGTTCCTGATGGAAGCTGAGAACGGAGCATTTACACCTGCTAACGTTACCATTAACGCTATTGCTAACTACGAATGTGATCGTTACATCAAACCAGTTGACCTAGGTTCTACTGTACTGTATGTTAGTCGTAACCAAAGCTGGGCTAGGGCATTTGAGATCTTTACTAGAGGTCAACGTAACTCACCTACTGTTACTGAAACTACAAAGATTGTTCCTGAGTGGATGCCACAAAGCATCACAGAGGCCGTAGGAAGTGCCCAGAATGGCCTGTGGGTGGCCTCTAGCCGTACCTCAAGGTATATGTACCTCCATAGGTTCTATGAGCAAGGAGAGGAGCGTCCAATGGCCTCCTGGATTCGTTGGTACTTACCATCCAATGTTATCCATACAGCCATTCAAAACGATATCCTGTATGTCCTTACCAGTGGCACTGAAGGGTACCAGGTTACACAGTATAAACTAGTACTAGCACCAACTACTGGTGGTCTTATTAATAGCCTTGGTAATACTGTTGATCCTTATTTGGATGGATGGTGTGAGGTAACTGATAACACCATTACATCACCAGCACCTCCTACTGCACCAACATACAATCAAGTTACAGGTACTACAAAGGTGTACCTACCGACATACTTTAACACCACTAAGGTGATTAGGTTTGTTGTTGGTTTGCTGAAGGTAGGTAATCCTGGTACACAATCTGGTTACACTAATGTCGCTACACTTCTTAGTGATGGTGGTGGTACATACTTTAACATCCCAGGTGATGTAACTGGTAACTTCATCTATGTTGGCTATGAGTACAACATGGAGATAACACTACCTAGGTATTATTATAACTTAGGTCAAGCTGGTGTTGACTTTACTGGTGTTACCACTACTGCTCGTATGGCATTCTACACTGGTCTTGGTGGTGATATCTACTTTAGTATCAGAGATCGCAGTAGACCTGAATGGTTTAGTATTGGTGGTGCTCAGATTGCTGACTTCTATACAGCTGGTACATCTCCATTCCGTGATACCTTTATCTATAAAGTTCCCATTTATCAAAGGCCAGATAACTATACGATGAAAGTAACTTCTAATACACCATTCCCAGTTAGTCTTGTGTCTATGCAATGGGAAGGTCAATATTCACCTGGCTTCTATAGGAGGACCTGAGGATGGCTGTACCATTTATTGTACCATTTGCTGCTCAAGGTATCAGTTCAATCTTTAGTGGCATTGCAGGTCAAGCTGAAGCCGATGCACAAAACAGAGCACTTGATGCTCAATACAAGCAATCACTGCAAGCTTGGAAGTTTGGTAAAAAGCGACTCAAGGCTGATTACAAACACAGTGTTAAACAGTGGAACCTTGAGAAACAAAATCAAGAGACACTAGCTAGTTGGAAAGATCAAACTAATTTACAGAACTATCAGCAAGAATTAAAGATCCAAGACTTTGAATATGCTTCCCAGATGAAGCAATATGCTAAGTCTGAACAGATCTTTAAGCAACAGCTTACCTTCAATCAGATGGCTCAAGCTGCTGCTAATGAAGCTGAGTACCGTAAGCTAGAAGATTCCATGAAGGAACTAGCTTTCCAAAACCAAGATATCATCATCAGAGCACTGCAAAGTGAAGATGCCGCTGCCATTAAAGGACAGCAAGGCAGGAGTGCAGAGAAAGGAGAACAAGCTGAGTTTGCAGCCCTTGGACGTAACCAAGCTATCCTTGCTGAATCTCTACTGAGTGCTAAGGCAGATACTGCTGCATCACTACGTAAGATTGCCAATGATCGTTACGGTGCTGATCTTGCTGCTGAAGCTAGTCGTATGCTGCGTCCTGATCGTATGCCTGCACCGCCTAAGCCTCTCACTACACCACGTATTGAGTTCCTTAAGCCACGTCAACCTAAGAGGTTTGACTTTGGTCCTAGGCCTATTAAAGGTGCTGCTGCATCGTCTCTTGGATCATGGCTGAATGCTGCTGGTAGTATTGGTGAAGTTGCTGTTAAAGGTATCGGACAAAATTGGTTCGGTTAATTTGTAGAATTAAAAAATGGATCAAATTAGTTACAGAGGGTACGCCCGGAGTTTAGGTTTCGATCCTATTAAAGCACCAACGGAAGGTCTTGCTCGAATGCAAGAACGCGACAACCGTATCATACGTGGTATGGAGGAAAACCGTAGGGCTGTTAAGGAGGTAAGAGACGAGTATGGTGCTGGTCTTGAACGGAAGTTTAGCATGGAAGCTAGGGACCGTGATCAAAACTATGCATGGGAAACAAAGCTTGCTGAGAACAGACAGAAAGCTATTGGTGTTAATGCACAGACATTAATCCAAAGTGAACTTCAACGTGGTAAGAATGCACAATCTGCGCTAGAGAGTCTTTCTAAATTCAGCACAACACTTGCTGATGGTATTACTGAGTACCGTAAGCAACGTGATGAAGCCGATAAGATTCAAGGTGCTTACCTTGTAGCATCTGGTCAGATCTCCCAAGAAGAGATTCGTAATACTCTTATTGCTAAGACACTTCTCAAGAGTTCAGGTGAAGCTACTAACCAAATTGTTGGTGAGCTACAACAACGTAATGCTAACCCTTATCTTGTTAGTAACCTAGCCTCTAGTAATAAGGCACTCCACGTTGGTATAATGGAGGCCTATGCTAGACAGACACTTAATGGTTATCCAGCTTGGGCGCAGAACAAGCTAGATGAGCTAGGTCTTAGCACTGCTGAACAACGCCTAGCAGCTGCCCCTCAGTTGCTCGGTGACTTCCTTAAAGAGAATGGTCTACTTGATATCAAACCAACTGCTATCATGGAGCCCCTGCAACGGGCTAATCAAGCATACAGTGGTCTTGTAGAAGCTGCTAGGAGATCTGATATCCGTAATAAGTCTGATGACATTCGGTCTCAAGCTAAGCGATTGCTGGTAGAGAATCCAACTGGTGAAGCCTTCATGGAGGCATTCAACATGATCTCTACTACCTA